CCCCCCCTTTCTCGAGACCGGCCTATCCGGCACAAAAATGTTCACAGAGGTTTTGCATTATGCTACATTGACGCCATGGACGACCTTCTCGACATGGCGTTTCCGGGGGTACGCTCCCCGGCGCAAGCGGCGGCAGAGTGGCTTCAGGTAAAGCCGTCTACCGTCTACCGCTGGAAGAAGACCGGCAATCCGCCGCATTCTGCTGTTCTTGCGCTCAAGGCGCGGGCGCTGTATGGACCGGAGGCACTTGATTTTGAGTTCTGATCCTGTTCGCTACCAACGGCAGATCGAAGCGGAGCTGTGCCGGCGGTCTCTCGGCTATTTCATCCGCTCGGCGTGGCCTGTTCTGGAACCGGGACGCCCTCTGGTATGGGGGTGGCCTCTGGAGGCGCTGATCGAGCATCTGGAGGCGGTACACCGGGGCGAGATCACCCGATTCCTCGCCACCGTTCCTCCGGGCTCGATGAAGTCTCTGACGACGCGGGTGTTCTCCCCGGTATGGCGGTGGCTCAACTCCCCGTCTTCGCGGTTCATCGGCGCGTCATATGCGCATCACCTCGCGATCCGCGACAACCGTCGTGCCAAGGCCCTGATCGAGTCCGACTGGTTCCGCAGCCGGTTCCCGGAGGTCGAGATCGACCCGAACCGCGCGGCGTCCGAGAACTTCGCCAACCGGAACACCGGCTGGATGATGGCGACGTCGGTGGAGGGTGTTGGTACTGGCGAGCGTGGGGATCAGTTCATCATCGACGATCCGCTCTCGGTGACGCAGGCCGACTCGCCGGTCAAGCGCCAGTCTGCCCTGAAGTGGTTCCATGAGACGGTCCCGTCCCGTCTCAACGACCTCGAGCGGGACCAGATCGTGCTGATCATGCAGAGGCTGCACGAAGAGGACGTGGCGAACGCTGCCATCGATCTCGGGTACGAGCATCTCAACATCCCGATGCACTTCGACCCCGACGCCACGAAGACGACGGGCATCGGGTGGGAGGACCCGCGGTCCACGCCCGGGGAGCTGATGTGGCCGGAGCGCTTCCCGGAAGAGGCGGTCGCCTCTCTGGAGAACACCCTCGGGCCCTATGCCGCCGCGGCGCAGCTGGAGCAGACGCCGGTGCCGCGGACCGGTGGTCTGATCGAGACGGAGCAGATCAACGAGATCGACGAGCTCCCCGCGCACATCGCCCGCGCGATGTCCGAGATCAACCCGAGCGTCTTCTTCGTTCGGGCATGGGACCTCGCCGGCTCCGAGGGGAAAGGGGCCTATACCGTCGGCGTGCTCATCGCGCAGGATCACACCGCTCCGTCGAGCCCCATCTACATCATCGACGTTCGCCGGAAGCGGATCAACCCGTCCGCGGCGCGGCAGCTCATGGTGTCCTGCGCAGCCGACGATCCGCCCGGCACCCGGATCATTTATCCGCGAGATCCCGGTCAAGCCGGCATGGATCAGGCCCAGACAATCGCCTCGGTACTGGAAGGCTATGCGCATCGTCCGGAGGCGCAGTCCGGATCGAAAGAAACGCGCGCGGAGCCTTTTGCGGCGAAGGTAGGCACTGGGCAGATTTTCGTGCTACAACGCGCATGGACAGAGCATTACGTTCAGGAGCTGCGCTTTTTCCCCAAGGGGAAGTACAAGGACCAAGTGGACGCATCCTCTTCGGCCTACAACGAGCTGGCCAGAATGAATCGCAGACGTCCACCGGAGATACACATCCGCTCCGAATCCCAGACAAACCGCGCAAAGGTTGCACGATATGGCAGATAAGTCTTCCAGCAAAGAGATCGGGGTTGCGGTTGACAACAACCCGTCGAACTTGCTGCGGCCCGACGAGTTCATCCCTCAACTCCGCGGCCAGCGCGGTATCCGCCGTCTTCGGGAAATGCGCGAGAACGACGCCACGGTCGGGGCGATCCTGTTCACCATCGAGCAGATGCTCCGGCCCATTCCGTGGCAGTTCCGGCCGGCCGACGACAGCCGCGACGCGCGGCGCGCGGCCGACATCATGACGCGCTCCATGGAGCAGATGGACACGACGTGGGAGGAGTTCATCTCCGATGCACTCAGCTTCTTCACGTACGGGTTCTCGACGTTCGAGAAGATCTACCAGCGGGACCGGAAGAGCGGGGACATCCTTCTGCAAAGGCTGTCTCCGCGACCTCAGTGGTCCATCGAGCGGTTCGAGGCGAAGCCCAACGGAGATCTCGTCGCGGCGGTGCAGTCGACCTACTTCAAGCGCGCCTACATCCCGTCCGACAAGCTCCTGCACTTCCGCTCGATGCCCGAAAACCAGTCCCCGTCGGGCCGCTCGGTGTTGCGCAACGCGTACGTCCCCTACTATCGCCTCTCCTACCTACAGGAGATCGAGGTGGTGGCTATCGAGCGCGAGCTCAACGGTCTTCCGCTCGGGCGGATCCCCGGCTCCTTCCTGTCCGACAACGCGACGCCGGATCAGGTGAACATTCTGAACTACATGGAGAAGGCACTGCGAGACCTCAAGAATAACGAGCAGGGGTACCTGATCCTGCCGTCGGATCTGATCACCGACGAAAACGGGAACCCGACACAGAAATATATCGCGGACATTTCGCTGGTCTCTTCGAACGGTACACGCGATATCGACATCACGAAATCCATCGTCAGATACCAGCAGGACATTGCCCGTTCCGTTATGGCAGACTTCGTGATGCTCGGGGCCAACGACCGCGGAAGCTTTGCTATGTCGCAATCCAAATCCGACATGTTCCTGAAGGCGCTTCATGGATACATGAACAACATCTCTTCGACCCTGCAGCGGCAGCTTCTTCCTCAGCTCTGCGCGATGAACGGAATCCCGAAGGAGAAGGCCCCGGTGCCGACGTACGGACAGATCGCATCCGTCGATATCACGGAGCTGGGCACGTATCTGCAGAAGCTCTCGATGGCCGGCGCGCCGCTCTTCCCCGACGATCAGCTCGAGGATCACCTCCGGCGGGAGGCCAACCTGCCGGAAAAGACTCCAGAGGACGAGCCTCTCGGAAGCCCCGAAGAATGACCCTCTCGAAGAGATACCGCGACGCCGCGGCTCGGTACCGCCGCGCGATGGAGAGGGCCCTCTGGGAGGAGATCCCGGACGGGCCCCCGGCATTCATGTTCGACCGCGTGGAGCGTCTGTGTCAGGAGTACGAAGAGCGCGCACGCCAGCAGCAGGATAGAGCCAATGGCAAGTAGAGGACGGGTTCGCTCGTGGATGGAACGCCTCTGGGCGACCTCCAACGGAGTCGATATTGCTCGCAGAGACGTCCCCGGTGCCTACAGTCTGAACGTCTTCGGACAGACCGAGGCGGAAGCTGGCGTTCCACGGTTCATCCGGGAACCGGGGACGCCCGACGACCTCGTCGTCCCCAAGGGGATCCAGCTTACAGCGGTTTCCAGCGATGCTGCGGATACACAGCGGATACGCATCCGCTATCTGGATTCGAATCTGATCGAAAACATCGAGACGATACAGCTTGCCGGAACGACCCCCGTCACCACGCAAGCGAGCGACATACGGGCGGTCAATGGGGCCTACAGCATAGACGGACTCGCCGTCGGAGATATCACTCTCACCGGAGACGACGGTTTTGTACATGCTTCGATTCCGTCAGGGGAGGTGCAATTCAACACAACTCTTCGACGGGTTCCCGCGGGGCACAGGTATATGGTAACGTCCCTCATAGCTGGCTCCGCGTCTGGATCTTCGGACGCCAAATGTCTGTTCAAGTTCGAGATGAGTTTCATCGAAAACGACAGTTTCGCTGAGGATGGGGTTTTTGTACCAGAGAAATCATTCGTGCTACAAGACTCCAGCGAAAGCATATATGTCGGCAACAATCCGATTGTCGTCCCGGAAGGAGAGTGGTATGGATTCCGGGTTACTGCGTCGAAAGTAGCCACTGTCACAGCAAGCACCGTAGGGTGGATGGAGCGTACCTAATGCCGTACTCGAAGACTTCCGAGCTTCCTGATCGAGTCAAGAATTCTGTTCCGTCCGAAGCGGGACGTCGGATGTTCATGCGTGTCGTGAACAGTCAGCTCGACCGTGACCTTCCCGAATCTCGCGCCTTTGCTTCGGCGTGGTCTGCGCTCAAAAACGCCGGATACCGGAAGAACAAGGACGGGAAGTACATCAAGAAAGACGACATGCCGGAGAGCACGAAAGAGGCTCTCCGGAACAAAGTCAAAGAGCACAACGAGGAGCACGGCAGCGATAGCTCGAAACGCGCGACGCTCGGGATGCTCCAGCGGGTGTACCGGCGCGGCGTCGGCGCATACCGCACGAACCCGGAGTCAGTGCGCCCGAACGTGAGCAGCCCCGAGCAGTGGGCTATGGGCCGGGTTAACGACTTCCTGCGGATCCTCTCCGGATCGCGCAAGACGAACCTGTACGACCGGGACCTTCTGCCGGCCGGGCATCCCAAGCGCTCGGAGACGGAGAAGAGCCTGCCGAGCCTGTCTGCGGTCAACACGCCGAGCGCCGACCTCGACAAGGCCGAGATGTACCAGCCGCCCAAGGGCGCGAAGAGCAACGCGCAGCGCGTCCTCGACTGGAAAGAGAAGTACGGCGACGAGGTGAATGGGATGACCGAGGTCGGCTGGCGGCGCGCCCGGCAGCTCGCGTCCGGAGAGCCGGTCTCGCGCGACGTCGTCTCCCGTATGGCGCAGTTCAACCGCCACCGCGATAACGCGAAAATCGAGGAAGAGCACAAGGGTACCCCGTGGAAGGACGCCGGGTATGTCGCATGGCTCGGATGGGGCGGCGACGCCGGTGTGGACTGGGCGCGGCGCAAGATGGACGAGATCCAGAAAGCACACGGCGCTCGGCGGCTTTATGCGTATCACCCGGTGCTGAACGCTGAGGACATCATCCAGTGGGCCAAGGCCAACGGGTTCGAATCTACCTACCCTCCCGAGGAGCTGCATGTGACCGTCATGCATTCGCCCGAGCCGACCCTGTGGGAGGATGACTCGCTCCCCTACAGCGGGATGCGCATCGACGGAGGGGTGCGCGAGATGATGACCCTCGGGGAACGCAGCGCGGCACTGGCGTTCGACGCGCCGGATTTGGTCGAGGAATGGGTGGCCCTGCGTCGCTCCGGGAACGGCTGGACGTCCCCTTCCTACACGCCGCATATCACCATCTCGCAGAGCCCGCCGGCCAATCTCGACGAGATCGAACCCTACGACGGGCCCATCATCCTCGGTGGCCTTGTCATGGAAGAGGTCAGGGAGGATTCCCCCATCGAGAAAAGGCCGGTCGGCGACGACCAGTTCACCACGCCGCAAGAGGCGCGCGAGCGTTCCTATGCCATGGGATGCAACGGGGAGATTCACGTCCACGATACCGAGGACGGCGCGTTCTACATGCCCGGGCAGAGCCATGAGGCTTATCTCGAGCAGAAGGCGGAAGGCATCGGTTCACCGAAGGGGAACAGCGAGCTCGAGCGCGCTGTCCAGACGATTATGGACAGCGTCCTGTCGAAGTCTTTCACTATTCGTGCGGATGTTGTAAAGTCCGATAAGGAGCAACAGATCGTTTATGGATGGGCCTCGGTCGTCTCGGTTGATGGGGAGCCTGTTGTTGACAAACAGGGCCACATCATTTCTTCTGAGGAGATGGAGAAGATGGCCAACGACTTCATGATGTCTGAACGGACGGCCAAGGCCATGCACACAGGGGACTCCGTCGGGAGCATCATCCACTCGGTTCCCCTTACGAAAGAGCTCGCAAAGGCTCTTGGCGCAGATACTCGTGTCGAGGGCTGGCTGATCGGGGTAAAGGTTTCGGACGACGAGGTCTGGAAGCAAGTGAAAGACGGCACATTCAAAGCCTTCTCGATCGGCGGTAAAGGGAAACTGCGCGATGCCTGAGTTACTGAGCGACATCAAGTTGGAAGAGATTTCCTTTGTGGACTCTCCAGCGAACCCCGGAGCGCAGATTCTGCTATACAAAAGGTCCGCCTCGGACGCGCAACCAAAGGAGGCCGAGATGGCTGATGACATGACTCCGGAGCAAGAAACCCGGATGAAGGCCTACATGGACAAGGGCTACGACAAGGACAAGGCCCGTGAAATGGCCATGGCCAAGTTCGCTCCCGAGATCGACGGCATGCTCGAGGAGATGGACTCTCTCGAGAAGACCAACAACGAGCTCACCGAGCGGCAGATGAACATCGAGATGTCTCTCCAGAAGGAAGGCATCGTTCTCGAAGAGGACGGCTCGATCACCAAGTCCGCTTCGCCCGAGTACATCGACATCGACGGAGAGAAGGTCCTCAAATCGTCGGTCCCTGCGCCTCTGCTGAAGCGCATGGAGGAGTCGAACCGCCGCATCGAGGAGCTCGAGAAACGGGATCGCGAGATCGGCCTCGCGAAGCGGGCTGACGAGGAGATTCCGCATCTCGCCGGGGAGTCGGTGGCGAAGGGCTACCTTCTCGACACCATCGAGAAGATGGAGCAGAAGGACGAGCTCCTGCGCACGCTGAAGGCGGCTGACGAGGCTCTCAAGAAGATGGGGAGCGAAGTCGGCGCGGCTTCCGTTCCGGACGATGATTCGCCGGATTCGCGCCTCAGCAAGATGACGCAAGATTACGCCAAGGAGCATGGCGTTTCCATCGAAACGGCATACGCCGAGGTGACCCGCGACGGCGAAGGCCGTCAACTGCTGAAAAGCGCTCGCACGAAGCGCTGATAAGGAGGGCCGATCATGGCATTCACCTACACGGGTCAGAACGTGACCCTCGAAGCTGGTCAGGATCTGTCGTCCAGCCAGTTCTACTTCGTCGCAGTCGCTGCTGACGGTCAGGTCGATCCCGCCGGGGCAGGGGTGTACGCCGAGGGCGTCCTCCAGAATGACCCCGACGCGGCCGGCCTCGCGGCCAACGTCCAGATCAGCGGCATCACGAAAGTCGTCGCAGGCGGCGCGGTCTCGGTCGGCGACGCGGTCGCATCGAACGCGTCCGGTAAGGCGGCGACGGCCGGCTCGGGCGACACCGTCCTCGGAACGGCGCTCGAGGCTGCAACTGCTGACGGCGACATCATCGCCGTTCTCTTCCAACCGCGTGGTGCCGCGTAAGCGGTAGAAAAGGAGCAGAGATATGCCCACCCCCACCGCATCGCAGGTCCATGTGGACACTGCCCTCACGAACATGTCTGTGGCGTACCTGCAGAACGCCCAGAACTTCGTGGCCCGTCGCGCGTTCCCGCCTGTCCGCACCGAGCGGGCGTCGAACATCTACTACGAGTACGACCGCGGCGACTTCAACCGGGACGAGGCGCAGAAGCGCGCTCCGGGGACCGAGTCCGCGGGCGGCGGCTACCGCGTGACGCAGAAGAAGTTCAACTGCGAGGTCTTCGCGTTCCACAAGGACATCCCGTGGCAGATCGAGGCGAACGCCGACGAGGTGCTCGATCTCGAGCGCGATGCCTCGGAGTTCGTCGCGCACAAGATGCTCATCAAGCAGGAGAAGAGCTTCGCGTCGGACTTCCTGACCACGGGCGTCTGGGCCACGGACATCTCGGGCGTGGCGTCCAGCCCCGGTTCCGGCGAGGTTCTCCAGTGGAGCGACGACTCGGGCGATCCGATCCGGAACATCCGGGATGCGATCTCGTCCATCGAGGAGGCGACGGGCTACACGCCGAACGTCCTGACCCTCGGCAAGCCGGTGTTCGACGCGCTCGAGGACCATCCGGACATCGTGGACCGGATCAAGTACTCGGGCATGACGGACCGCAGCGGTTCGCCGGCACGCGTCAATGAGCGCACTCTCGCGCAGCTCTTCGGGCTCGAAGAGATCCTCGTGATGCGCGCCATCGAGAACACCGCTCCGGAGGGTCAACCGAGCGCGGGTTCGTTCATCGCGGGCAAGAACGCGCTGCTCTCGTACCGTGCGGCCAACCCGACGCGCATGACGCCTTCGGCTGGGTACTCCTTCATGTGGACCGGCTACGTG